CGGGTCTAAACAACTACGCACTGCCCGTAGACACAGTGGATCTACTTGAGCATGTGATTCGCACGGGTGCGGGGAGCGCATCCACGCAGGCTGATCTGACCATCACGCGTATCAGTGTTTCTACCTACGCCACGATCCCCAACAAACTGCAACAAGCCCGTCCAATTCAGGTGTGGTATCAGCGTTTAGATGGCCAGACTTCTTCCATTGGTACTACGCTTAACGGTGGAATTACAGCCACAGATACAACCATTACGTTAACTTCCGCTGCCGGACTGCCAGCTACAGGGTTCTTGTTGATTGAAAACGAGACAGTGCAGTACGGCTACATCTCTGGCAACGTGCTTAACAACTGCTTCCGTGGGCAGAACGGCACAACAGCCGCAGCGCATTTAACTGGTGTGTCTGTGTTTACACAGAATCTGCCCTCTGTGACCCTCTGGCCAACCCCAGACAACAGTACCACGTATCAGTTTGTGTACTGGCGCATGCGCCGTATTGATGATGCTGGCGGGGGCGTACGCACGATGGATGTGCCTTTCCGTTTCCTGCCCTGTATGGTGGCAGGCTTAGCTTATTACTTGGCTCTCAAGATTGAAGGTGGCGCTGAGCGCCTACCGGTCTTAAAGCAACAGTACGATGAAGCTTGGCAGTTGGCCGCTGATGAAGATCGTGAGAAGGCTTCGGTTCGTTTTGTTCCGAGGCAACAGTTTATTGGCAGTGGTACGTAAATGGGCAATCGGTTTGCATCTGGTAAAAACAGTATCGCCATGTGCGATAGGTGCGGCCAACAGTTCAAATTAACGGCACTACGTAAAGAGATACAAAAGACAAAGATTTATAATCTGCTTGTGTGCCCGCAGTGTTTTGATCCCGATCAGCCGCAGTTGTTGTTGGGTATGTACCCAGTGGATGATCCACAGGCTGTGCGTAACCCGCGCAAGGACACAACCTACGTCACGGCAGGCGTAAACGCTACTGGCAGTCTGACTGGCGGTTCGCGGGATCTTCAGTGGGGGTGGAACCCTGTTGGTGGGGCGAGTAATTTTGATGTTGCACTAACGCCAAATTACTTGGTGGCAACGACATTTGTTGGTACAGTTACGGTTACAACGACATAAGGAGTCAAACATGGACGCAAAGAAAGCACTTAAATCACACATGGCCAAAGGCATGAAGTCTGCACATCCCGATGCTGCAGTTAAAAACATGCGAGCCGGTGGCAAAACGCCCACAAAGCTTGCCAAGGGCGGTAAGACCAATGAGATGATGATGCAGTATGGTCGCGGTATGGCCAAAGTTAAGAATCAGGGGAAATAACATGGCCAAGATTAACAATCCACCTGCGTCTACAAACCCCGGTTCTCCCCCCAACCGCAGTAAAGCCGACACCGTCAATATGTCTATTGGCAACATCAGCAAGGCTGCTGGTAACGAGACCACTAAGACATCCGGTATCGTCACCCGTGGTAACGGCGCGGCAACCAAGGGCACTATGGCACGAGGCCCAATGGCATGAATTACGCCGAACTCAGCGCTGCTATCCAAGCGTACACGGAGAACACGGAAGCAGATTTCGTGGCTAATATCCCCGTGTTCGTTGAGCAGGCTGAGCAGCGTATTTTCAACTCGGTGCAGTTTCCGTCGCTTCGCCAAAATGTGACGGGATCAATGACTGCAAATAATAAATACTTACAGTGCCCCACGGACTTCTTGGCGGTGTATTCGTTGGCTGTTATTAACGCCAGTGGTGAGTACGAGTATTTATTAAACAAAGATGTTAACTTCATCCGGCAGGCGTACCCCCAGCCCACAGACACGGGGATCCCTAAGTACTACGCACTGTTTGGCCCACGTTCAGACAACCCCGCCGAGTTAACTTTCATCCTCGGCCCTACACCAGACGCCGCATACGGGGCAGAGTTGCACTATTTCTTCTATCCGCCAAGCATTTCTGTGGCACCGTTCACATCTTGGCTAGGTGATAACTTTGATCCCGTGCTCTTGTACGCATCTTTGGTTGAGGCTTACACCTACATGAAGGGTGAGGCCGACATGATGGCGCTATACAACCAGAAGTTCATGGAAGCGCTTGCGTTGGCTAAACGTTTGGGTGATGGTATGGAGCGTCAAGACGCTTATCGTTCTGGTCAGTTCCGTCAGAAGGTAACTTGATATGTCAATTATCCAGACCCAAACCACCAGCTTTAAGGCGCAGTTGTACCAAGGTATTCATGACCTCACAACCGACGTTATCAAGATTGCCCTGTACACGGCTGACGCTAATCTGAATGAAGACACAACTGCTTATTCAGTTGGTCTGGCTGGACAAGTACCTAACACAGGCACTTACGTCGCTGGTGGGGCACAGTTAACTCCGATCACGGTATCGTCTTCTGGGTACACAGCTTTTGTAGGCTTCCCAAACATCTCATGGACAGGCGCAATCACAGCACGATGTGCGTTGATTTATAACGATACCGTTGCTGGTAAGCCGTCCATAGCTGTGTTGGACTTTGGGTCTGACAAAACATCTGCCGTTACATTTACAATTACCATGCCCGCAAATACCGCTACGGCGGCTCTTATCAGGAGTTCAAATTGATTACCACAACCAAAGGTGATATGGACGAATCATTGCTTGAAAAGCGTGACGGTTCATTGGATAATGAGAATGAAACTACCAACTGGGTAGAGTATTGGTTGGATGGTGAATTAGTTCACCGTTCTGTGCATGTACAGCTTAAACGGGCTGTTGTCAGTTTTGGTGAAACCGCTTCTTTTTAAGGAAATATCATGGCAAATTCACAAGCAATGACCACCTCATTCAAGGTGGACTTATTTAACGCAGTTCATGCGTTTAATGCAACGGGCATTCCTGCTCACACAGCAGCAACTGCTGATGTGTTTAAAGCGGCTTTGTACACGGCGGCAAGCTCATTGGGCGCTGCAACAACCTCTTATACAGGCGCAGTCACTGAAGTATCTGGTTCAGGTTACGCCGCTGGCGGTGTGGTTGTGACGTTTGGTACCGCACCAAGCAGTTCTGGAACAACATCGTTTCTTACACCTTCTGCAAGTATCACCTACACCACGGTTACTTTAGCAACTTCTTTTGATGCAATGCTTTTGTACAACGATACAAACGCGGGTAAGAATTCTGTAGCAGTTTACACGTTCACGCCTCAAACGGTAGCTGCGGGTACGTTTTCACTGACCATGCCAGTTAACGACGCATCGACCGGATTGCTCCGCATTGCATAATTGGTAAGTCATGTCTACAGCATGGGGCGCAGACGCTTGGGGTGATAATACTTGGGGCGGTCAGCAAGCGGCGCTCACAGGTGTTTCAGCCACGGGCGCTGTTGGCGCAGTTGCTCTAGTCATTTCCATTGCGCTATCTGGTGTAGCGGGTACAGGTGCTGTTGGGTCGGTTGGAGTTACGGAAAGCGTTGCTCTTACGGGAGTATCTGCTACGGGTGCTGTTGGGACGGTTATTGGCGGTACAACCGCAGAGTTAACAGGTGTTAGTGCAACTGGCTCTGTTGGATCAGTTGGGATTGAGGAAAGCGTTGCTCTTACAGGCGTAGAGGCTACGGGGTCGGCGGGTTCAGTTGGAGTTTCGGAAAGCATCGCTCTTACAGGGGTATCCGGTACAGGCGAAGTTGGATCGGTTATTTACAGCTTATCAGCAGCTATATCTGGGGTGTCTGGCACAGGCGCAACAGGTTCAGTTGAGGTACTGCTACAACAAGCGTTAACAGGGGTATCTGCTACGGGGCAGGTAGGCAGTGAAGAAGTTGTAGAAAGTATTGCCCTGACAGGTGTGGCGGGTACAGGCCAAGTTGGTAGTTTTGGTATTGAGATAGGCATTACCGGCGTTGGTGCAACTGGAGATGTTGGCTCGGTTGACTTTCAATATGTAGCCGGGTTATCTGGGGTTAGTGCCACTGGCGAGCTTGGACTACTGAATATTGAGCAATCGTTAGCGGGGGTTCAAGCCACGGGCGTAACAGGCAAAGTAGGTGTTGCAATACAACTTACGGGCGTGTCCGGCACGGGTCTGGTTGGCAGTGAAGGAGTTTCGGAGAGCATTGCACTAAGTGGTGTTGGTGCTACAGGATTTGTTGGATCGGTTGGTTTTACAATTCCGTTGTCTGGTGTATCAGCAACCGGATCGGTTGGAAATGTAAAAGGCTTTGCTTGGAGTGTAATAGATGACACACAGACCGCAAACTGGCAAAATATCGGTAACACGCAAACAGCAGGTTGGACTGCTGTTTCAACGACTTAGGAGTATTAAATGGCTACAGGATATTCAACCAACCTAGAACTTGCACTGCCGGTACAGGGTGAGTTATCTGGTACATGGGGCAACACCGTTAACAACGGGATTACGCAGTATCTTGACACAGCCATTGCGGGTAGTCAGATCATCAGCGGTAGCCAGACTG